ATATTGGTGGGTTCATTTCGGAGGCATTACTGTAGGACACCGAAAACTTGATGATTATGATGTCGAAGGATGGTATTACTTGGTAAAAAAATAATTGCAGGTAACTACTCGCTACCCGTCATAAATTACAAGTAACTATGAATCAAATAGTTGAAAAATTCAGTGTACAAAATGTTGTACATTTTAAGCAAAATTACAAAGTAATTGTACATGATATTGTACAATGTAGAGTTGAGGCGGGGTTTACTCAGGAGTACATTGCAGAGTGGCTTGGCGTTGATAGGAGAAAGATTATTGACTTTGAGGCTCAAAAAAAAGTAGATATTGAAACGCTGCTTAATTATGCTGGTATTTTTAGCATCGAAATTAATTTGAGTTACACGAAAATATAAGACTTATCTTACAACGGCACTACCACCGGCAACAATGGCCGTAAACAAGAGTATTTTATTCCTTCTCCTACACTTTTTTATTTGACTTAAAAGGCTATCAATTTTAATCGAATCCTGTGAGGCTAATTGCTTATACAGGTTTATTATTACGCTATCTGATTTATGAAGTAATTTATAATTATAAATGACCAGTGAGTCTTTTATAGCCATTGTGTCGCAGGACTGAATTACGTATTTTAAAACAGTATCGCAAGGCCCTGGCACTGATTTTGATGCTCTGTATTTGTAAACATAAACGGTTCTTATTGAATCAGATTTTACAGCCTCTTTTTTTATTGAGTCGTTGTCTTTAATTTCCGTTACAATCTTTGCTTTAACTTCACTTGAAGCAATAGTCTGTTTTGGTTCGCATTCCTTAAAAAATAAACAAGCGGCAACTCCAAAAACAAAAAAAATTATGCTTAACAAATAATACTTCATTGTTCTTCAAAAGATATTCCAGTTAAAATAAAGTCAACAAGGCTAGCCGATAAAGCAAAAACAATGCCGTAAGTAGCGTTTGTTTCCGCCCATGTTATTACGGTTCCGCTTGCAAGCAAGGCTTTTAATTTTGTTTGAAAAGCCACAACCTCAGACGGTGTTTCCGAAAACAGATTTGCAAAAGTCCATTTTATTTTACGTGTATTTTTCATATTTAGGCTTACCGTTTAATGATTTACATTTAAGTGTTTCTTTTACGTTCTTACCTTCGTGATACGCTACGTGTACCCAGTCAGGGTTAATGTCCGTGCCATACTCCCAAATCAATTCTGCGTATTCTAAATTTTCTTTGATGTAATGAAATATTTGAGCGTTGGTTGCGCCACCAAAAACATCTGCATCTAAATCTAATGCGTGTCCAGAACAATGGTAAGAAGTTTTACTAGCACCTTTTGTTTTAGCGTTTACAGATGCGCCACGGTATCCGCAAGATATAAATATAGGTTTGCCCCCTAATCCTTTTCGTAATGGCTCAAAAATGCGATTACAAACCTTTTTAAGGTTTTCTAAGTGTTCAGGGGTAGGATTATTATCCAGTCCGTACTGAGAGGCTGTTTTGTTTTTTGTTACCTCTGCTAGTGTAACGTTATCACTTATTTTCATCTTCTTTTTTTATTTTCTTCCGGTTCTGGAATTTCAACGTTTGAGGGCCGCACAAACTCCCTCTTTGGCATTTGCTTTAGTTCGATTTGAATGTCTTTTATCTGCTCTTTTATTACAGTGATTTCAGTTGACATGATTTGCTTTTCAAACTTATCAGAAAGCATGTGCTCATCAATCTTTTTAAGTATTTTTTCACTTGCCTCATCTGATTTATATTCGAGTCGAAACCAAAGAGAGGCGGCAAATACGGTAACCGTTATTAATCGGATTACCTCACCGTTAGTCAATAATTTCTTTTCTGTGACGCTTGGCATAATATAAACCTGATAAGATTAAAGTAATTGGAATTTTAAATACCAAATCAACCTCATCTAACTCATAGTGCCTAAACATTCTATCCAACACGTTAAAGGCAATTAAGCCAATTATTGAATAAATAAAATAGTTCGTAATGGGGTGAATTGTTTTTAAGAGATTCATAACGGCACAACCGGCAATTATGAAAGCGTAGAAGTTCATTACTAACTCATTGGCCCCATCCCATTCACCTGTTAAGGTAGTATAATTAGGGTAATAAGCCAGTTTTATTGCTTCCATTTGTATAATGGCGCAAAACACAAGAATAGCCAGTATTAGTTTTATGTTTCCCTTCATCTTTGTACTGGCCTTGGTGGCATATTTGGATTGATTGTGTCGCAAATCGTAACAATCGCCTCATAAGTCAAAGGCTCATTATTAAACTCAACGCCGTTATTCCAGCAATTTACCCACAAGTTACATGCTTCAACTTTTTCAGGCTCAGCGGCGTTGCTGTTAAGCACGTTTAATGCGTTTTGTAGCGCAGTTGGAGTGTTCATTGCATCCAGCTCCGTTTGTAAAAATTCTAAAGCTTCGTTCATTTTTTATTAATTAAAACTGTGTTATATGGTAAACTAATTATTGAATTTAAAGGTAATTGTTTTCCGTCAATTGTTACAACTGTATTGAACATTAACCCGTGTTCTTCCAGTACTGATTCTATTTTTTTTTGAGCAACTTCTAAATTTTTTCGTTGCAGTTCTTCAATTTCTTTTATCATAATAATTGAATTGTTTTGTTAATTCCTCCAACCCTTACATAAATATCTGCTCCGTCAAACCATATATCTCCCTCGTTTGGGCTTGTAGGCGCCACGCCAGAATTTATCCTTAATGAGGCTGCTGATAATGTGCTGGCACCTAAATTTAAAATTGATGTCGGATTAGTTGTACCTATACCAACATTACCAGTACTAGCGGTAATTCTCATTCTTATAGAATTTCCAGCTAAGAATGAAACATTATAACCATTTAAAAAAGAACCTATATAAACGTAACCACCACCTGCTGATTCAGAGGCTTGTAAGCCTCCAAATACTTGATTTGATGAATTTGTTAACTCAAGCCCTGCTTCCGAAGTACCAAAACTCCTAGCTCTTATTTTTGAAGCATTTCCGGCTACTGTTAAAATATCGGAAACAAAAGTCAAATTAGGACTATCTATCAGTCGTCCATTTGTTGTTGTGTGGGGTATTCTGCCCGATGTTAAGGCTATATCGTTTAACGTTAACTCTTTTACGCTGGTAGATGTAGTTAAAGTAACATAATATTTGTCTGTTAAAAACTGAAAATCACCAGCTAAATTATTTGATGTTTTTAGTGCTGATGAGTTAAGCTTAAAAGGAGCTTTCGTGGATGTTCCTTGAGGTAAATCCATCCAAGCCAATGGAGTTGTAGATGTTCCTATGATTAATCCGGCAGAATTAAAAGTTGCTACATAATTACTATTATTTCCTATTCTTATGTTTCCAGACGAAGAAGGAGAGTTTATATTTGTGTCGCCTCCGTTATAAGAAATTCCTGGGTTAATATCGACACTTTCAATTATCCTGTCGTAGTTAAGATTTTGTAAATTAATACCTTTTATTTTAATAGAATAAATTAAAGCAACACTAGCATCTGTAAAAGTTCCAGATGTTACCCATGTTCCATCAGACGGGTTGAGATTCGCTGTAACCACAATCCCACCCGATGTTTTAGGCGTTTCATAAGTAGGTTTATTTGAAACGTTAATTTTTGAAAGAATGGAGTTCCCTGAGTCTCCAAATTCCCCTGCATTGATTGTCGCTCCTGAAGGTAACGTGACTGTTCCGCTTGTTCCTGAGACAATCTCGTAATATGTGATTTTATATTCTGCATCTTCTAAGTTTGTTACTCTTGCTTCTAAAGCAGTAGTATCTCCACCGGGTGCGCTAGATAGAGATATTACCTTTTTAGATTTTACAAGTGTCATTATCCGTAATAAATTATATTGCAAACGTGAGAACCACCATCCGTGCTTATTATCTTAGAAGACCTACAGTTTTCATTTCCTGTTATTGTATATAAATCGCCGTCTCCTAAATACATTCCGAGGCTGGACGTAGGTGTTTGTCCACTCATTGTTAATCTTGCAATGTGTGTTGAATCTGTTGGCGTTCCTGACTTCCTCAACCTTATCTCTATAGATTTAACATCAACATCTTTTAGCGTAGTAAACGGAAAAAACTCAGCAGTGCCAGATAACGTTAAAGATTCGTGATAAATGGCTACCGGTTCACTCTTAAAAAGAGCAATTAATGTATTAATGAGCTTTTCCATGAAGATGTAAAAAGGCGGCTTTCGCCGCCAGTTATTATTTCAGGATTGTATCTGAAGGCATCCCAATGAAGTAGCTACAAACCAAGTCTGGGTCGCCGGTTGAAATGTTTGTATATCTGTAAGTTGGGATAATTTCATCTCCAGCCTCGAAAACCATTGGCGTGGTTCCAACAGAGTAAACTGGATATGTTACGCCGTTGTATTTTGTGGTAACGACACCGTTTATGTCAACGCAAACAACATATTCTTCATGAGAACCATCAATAGGAACCACTGTTGTGGTTGTTTCTACCGTCGTTTGGTCGTTTAAAATACCCCATGTGTAAACAAGATCTGCTTTAAATCCAATGCCAGCAAAATCCGTGTAGTTATTAAAGTCTGCTGCGTGGGAGGCTTTCTTTCTTAATGCCACGTAAAGGTTCGCATCAGTATGGTCTGCACAGGTGTTTTTGAAAATAAACGTATAGGGCGATTTGCCAACAATAAACGATTGCTTATTTGTGGTTAATAATGATGGGGTGTACTCAGCGCCCTCTCCACCAGTTAAATCTTGGTCTAAAATAAGGCCTGAATTTGATTCTGTTGGAGTTGTATTTGATTGAGTTCCTATCTGACTTGCTATTTGAGCGCCATAAATAGAAACAACTTTATTTCCGTCGCCTGCTGTTCCAGAAGGAACGGCTCCAGATTCTGGCCCTTGAAATAAAATAGGAGAGTCGTAAAATTCAACAAAGTGATTTCCTGAATAAACTTCAGCCATTAATTTTCTCATTTCCTTTTCAAAGTAAAGGAACCCAAGGCGGTTTGATGTAGATGAGCCGGTGCCGTTATCAACGAAAACAACAATAGCGCTTGGAACAATGCTCAGCGAGTTGCGTCCACCATAAGCATTTGAATACCCATTATATTGAATAATAAACGCATCGTAATTTTGACCATCAACCGCATACTGTCCTGTTGATGTTTTAGGAGCAACTCCATAATTTGAACCGTAAAAATAGCCAGAAATAAGCCCGTTGTAAATAGGGTCAACAACTGGCTTAGAAGCGGCTAAATCAGCACCTAATCCAAAAGAATAAATTGCCGGAGTGTAAATGCTGTAATTTGTAGCAGCAAAACCAGAGTCATCTGCGTTTTGAACTGGACGAACCCTTGAAGCCCCCTGCCTACCACTTCCACTTGAAGTGTATGGAGGGTAATATCCAGGTTTGTCAGTTACTGCAATTCCGTTGCCTGACCCCAAAGATGTAGCCGTAACAAAAGCCTCTGTATCTTCATTAATCCTAGATACGATAGCAGTATGAATTTCTTCACGTTGGTCAGCAGCTGTTCCCGTAAGAGTGCTTGGGGTGAGATAAGAGTAAAGTTTTGGAGACGCATTTGTTCCAATCTCCTCCATTCCAGGATATGAAACAGAAACAGTGTAAGCCTTTCCGCCTACCGGAGTGTAAGAAGTTGTCCCTACACGTGTTACTTGTTGTACTTCTGCCTTGCTAGTAATCTGATTAATAGCTGTAATGTTTGATTTTTCAATACTTTGAGCACCCGCAATAGTTACTAAACCATTGCCGCTAATTATGTCCGCAGCAGAAGATGTGCGGAATAATATTGCCGGTTTTTGTTGTGACATTTTTTAGTTTTTTAAAAGTTAATAAGACAAAATTACCTTCAAAAAAAGTGTATTTATAGAAACATATAATTTAGTTAGGACTGAGAGGCTTCTTTTTCTATAAACTGTGACTTATTATAATCCTGAGTGTTTCCTGACATTATTTCGGCCGCCATTTTAGCTATTTGTTCGTGTGTTGATTCTGGAAGTTCTATTGATGTTGTTGCAGAAAGCAGCATTACCTCTCCTTCTGTTATTGTCGTTGTTCCAGATGCAGTAAATGTACTTCCGATGTTATACGTGCTTCCGGCGTAAGTAGTTGGCTCAGTGCAAACGTAAACAGAGGCGTTTACAAGAATGTCTGTTGAGTGCAACAATTGAGATTTTTTGCCAATTGTGAAAATGGCTGGTTTTTTTATGTAATCAAGTTTAGCTTGAGTAATGGTTCCGCTACCATGGTATAATTTAAATCCGGTGGATGTTTGAATGTAGTACGGTTTTTTGTCTGTTGGTTTCCTGTAAGTGTCGTTAAGTAAAGGCCCAAGTTTATTTTGGGTAGTTGGGCGACAATAAACTTCCACTGATGAAATTGTAATAAATAAAGAGGTCAATGATAGGTAATCGTTTGGGTATAAAGCGACATCAGATGATGGGGCCGCACTTTGTGTTTTTTGAAGGGAATAAAGTTTGTCTGAAACAGACTGGCTTCTCTGAAACCCAATATCGTCTGTAATAGATGTGATAAATTTCTTTATCGCATCGTTTACAGCGTTGTCATATTCAATCCGTTCGTATCTAGCGCCCCTTGTGTTGTCGACGTAGAAATCAATACGGTTTTGTGTTTCAATAGCATTCATTTAGGTTAACCACCAGCTTCACGTATTTTTAAATTTAGCTTATCTATACTGTCCCTTGTTGGCGTGTAAACGTGAAGCGGACGTATTTTATATTGCCGTGCTTTCTCCAACGATACTTCAAGCTCTTTAACAAGTTCAGGATTGTCAGATTTAATATCTAAAGCAGTTTTTTCAGATAATTTCTTTTCTAACTCCTCTATTTTTTTCTTGTAAGCCTCTACCTCTGGCGAAGTTATGTTTATTTTTTTTACGTGCTCTGCTTTTTCTTTATGACTTATTTTATCCCTAGAAGTAAAATCTAAGGTTGTAAATATGTCCGGGTTTTTAATGAAAAATTCAATTACCTCTGGCTCATTGTGACCAAGTGGCCTACCCAAATATGTGTAGCCCGTAATAGGTTCGTGCATAATTGTGCTTGTGCTAAGGCATCTTTTTAAAACAGTTATCCGCTCTAAATTCGGATTGTCCATGACAGACAAAAACTCTTTTGGGTTTTTATACGCACGTTTTAATACCTCTGCGGTAACAGTTGTGACAGAAACATTTTCAACCATAATACCAAGGTTTCTAGCCACGTTAAACAGTTTTTCTCCAGCTAAACCCTTAGCTATTTGAATAGCCCTCTCCATGTCGTTAACACGTTTAATTTCTTCCATGTTAGCCTTTTCAAGGTCATGTTCCCTTATTAAATGCTGCTGAACCATAGGACTTAGATTTGAGCTTCCTATACAAATGGAACTGTTGGACACCACGATTGCTTTTTTCCTTTGGTCTGCAACACTTAAGTCAAATGTAGTTTCACCGCCTAATGTAATCTCTAAAAATTTTGGTTTTTTAGAGGTGCTTGAAATGTCAACCAATATGCCAATATTGACACCAGTTTTTTTATCCCTTGTGTTTGCTACTGAAACATTTGGGTAAATATTTCTTTCACCTTTTTTGGTGAATTCAAACATGACCAATCCCTCATGAGGATATTCATATTTGTCAAAATCAATTATTTTATGCTCCATTCCTGTTAAATCAGTAACAGTAGTAAATGGAATACTTTTATCTACGGCTTCACCGCCAACTAATGTTGTATTCATTTTTATTGTTTTTTATAATTAATAAATTAAGCCCCGGCCTAAACCGGGGCTATTTGTTTTATACTCCTTTGTATAGAATGGCACAAAGGTGGGCACTGTAAACATTGAACATCGTTTCTGAAAGAAAACTGTACACATTTTTGTCAGCTTCAGAAACAGCCATGCCTTTCATGCCGCTTGTTCCAACGAGTGTTGTTTCAACAAAATCACGTTTGATTCCGTTAGCTTCTTTACATATAACCTCCATACTTGGCTTGCTGTCGCTTGTTGAGCCAAAGAAATACATATTGGAAGATGAAAGAAGTTTACCGTCATTGCCTCTTGCAGGGAACAAGTCTTGGTTATCAAGAGCGGGGTGAACAATACCTAAAATTGGAGATCCGTCAATGTAAATTGTTTGATAATTTACACCCGAATTCACGTTTGGCCCATATTGACCACCTTTGCTAATATCGTAAGTCAACCGAACGTTATTTGCAGAATTGTATTGTCCAGAAATAGCCCTTAACGTAGCGATACCATCCATTCCGGTAACGCAAACAAGCTTAATTACATCGTATGCGTTTGAATTGTTTAGTATTGCGTTTTTAATAGATACTAATTGGTCGAATGTAACTTCTCCGTTAGTTCCTGCGCCAACAAAAGTATTGTTTCCTGATACCTGCTCTTCAAAGCCATCGCCGGTAGATATTGGTAATCCTGTGTCAGGGTCAAGTCCAAGTTTTGATTCGGCACTATAAGAACCGTCTGCATTTTTATGTGAAGAAACTCCCCACCATGCAGCACGCTCTCTTTCTGCGGCAAAAACAGAACGGCCCTGTGCAACTTTTTGATGCAACCAACCGATAGGTGTTCCATCTTCCCATTCATAAATCAACACGTCTGATTGAGCGCTGCCTGTAATCGGCATTGTTTTACGCTGAATAGTCATGCTATTCATAAATGTAGCTGGAGTTACATCTCGGCTATCAGAGGTTAACGAACCTTCTGAATACGAAGTACTGAAAGGGAAACATTGTTCTATTCCAGCAACGTGAGTGGTGTAATTAAATACCGTTCCGTTCACAGAGCGGAAATTGTAAGCAAAGCCGCTTGATGGAGTTCCCTGCCCTCTACTTACTACAACCGCTGTAAAACCGGAAGCAAAACGAACCGTGTGATTCTTATATAGAACCTGGTCTTTCATAAGCAGTGTAAAAGAACCATCTGCCCCTGAAGCTCCCTGTTGACGGGCAATCATTGAAGGTTTTTCTATTTTACCCTGAACATCAAAACGGTAAGTGTTGCTGCCAATCCCTTTCTCGTGTTTAACCATGTTAAGAGACGACTGCCTTCCGGTGTCGTTTGTGTTAACCCAATAATCGCTTCCAGAACCTCCGGTAATGGCGTTTGGGTTAGTTAGCAATGCGGCTAAAAATCGCTGACCTCTTTTTTCAAGGAAATTTCTAACGTGAGGTTTTAATATGTTACTCTCGTTTAAGCTTAATTCTGTTGTGCAGCTTTCTTGTGAGAATCGCTCTGTCCTCACTTTTATCTGGCCGCCATTTGTTTGTGACATGATTTAAAAAGTTTTTATGGCAGGTCTTGTAATCTATCCTGCCCGGTTAATGATTTGTTTTGTTGCGTTCTACCTCCACCAGCTATCTCTGGCTTTATGTTTAATTGCTCCTTCATTTTTAATGCAGTAGCGTTGTCAAGCGCTCTGGCTTGCAAATATTCAACTGCTTTTTTTCCGTAGCGATTCCACATTAAAAACTCAGCTTTTATTTCAGGGTTTTTCATCAACTGCTCAAAGTTTTTTTCATAGTCTTTAAGCAAATTGATTTTGTTTTGGTCATTCAGTTTAATGTCCATAAACGTTGACTTTCTGTTCAACGCAGCTTGCATGGTCTTTAAATCTTCCTGCCTTTTTTGTTCCCTTATTTGATTTTGCTGTGCGGTAAAATATTGTATTTGTTGCTGTCTTTCCAGCGAAATTCGTTTTTCGTAATTATTGATGTCAACCATCAGTAACTTATATTCAGCATCCAGTTTACCACTCTCTTTTAGAGCCTCCATTTTGTGGTCAACCAAATCCTCCGTAATGCCTTCAGTACGTGAAATGTTTAATCTAACAAGTTGTTCAGGAGTCATCTGCCTCCATTGTTTTATTTCTTGAAAAGGAGCGTTTATCTGTTCCAGAGTTTGGCCTGATTTCATTAACTCAATGGTTAGCATAGCCTCGGCCTGTGTTTCTTGCGGAAACTGACTGACGTATTCATTAATACTAAAATTGCTTGCCTGTTCTTTGGTCTGTGCTATTTTAGATTCGTGCAGTTGTTTAAATACATCATATCCGTTTTCTTCCGAATAATCCTGTGGCACTTCAAAGCCAAGGTCTTCCATTAAAGACTTCCAAGAACCTTCTTCGGGTTGAGTTTCAGGGACTTCGGTATCATCAAATATCGGTTCCTTTGCTGGTTCTGCTTGAGTTGCTTCTGTCGATGCAGGATTCCCCTGTTCATCTAAAGGTTTTAATTCTGGTGTTTCTGGCGTTTCTGGTTTGGTAGCCTCCTGATTAGGAGTTTCTGTTGTAGTTGGTGTTTCTAAAACGGCTAACCTATCCTGCCCGCTTTCAGGCTTAACCTGCTCCTGTGGAGTCGCTGTGTTTGTTTCCATTTAATTAATTGATAATCACAAAGTTATGTTTGCAAAACCTTAGAGTAATAGAAACTTATAATAATTGCTAATTTCCGGTAATGATTTTATTTTCTGACTCAATTTGATTTTCAACCATTTTGCCCTTCATTTTGTTATTGTCTATCGCAATTTGCCCTTCGGTTTGTGCGGCTATTTTATTTATATCGTGGGTTTGTATATCTTCCCTGTTTTCTCTTGAAATCTGAAGCTGCGTTTCTAATTTTTGCTGTTGCATTTCAGCATTTGCCTTCATTTGTTCTTGAGCAGATTGCTGAGTTAATTTTTCAAGCCTTTCAAATCCATCCTCAAGGGCTTTTTCGGCAGCAACTGTGCTTTCTGCTAATTCGTACCTAAGTGCGTCTACCATAGATACTTGTTTAGAGTTGATACCATATTCCATGTATCTATCTAGCTTATCTTTTAATTTAGCGTATCTGTTTCCGTCGTCAATATAAATTCCATAGTCACGGTTGGCAATTTCTTTAGTAACTAAATAATTGTATTTGTCGGTTCCTAGAATTTGCTCACCCTGTTCTAATTGGTAAAAAGCCCAACTTATTTTTGTTGAGTTTACAATTCGCTTAAGTGTTTTTTGGGTGTGCAACTGCATTTGGTAAAACAAAGGTTCGGTAATAGTTCGTGAGTTTTTAAGCCCTTGTTGTGCGTTTGAAACCGTTGACGAAGCCGGAATAGACCCCTCTCTCATTTCGTTTATTCCGGTTATCCTATCTAAAGAGGCAATTATTTGATTTTGAAGCGTGAGAAGTTGTGGGAATGACTGAGAAAACCCCAAGTCAAACTCTTTAAACATATTTGACAGGTCAGCGTTTCTGCCTCCCATGTTGCCAGCAGCCATTGAGTTGTACGTAACAAATCCGTCGTCAATAAATTCCTGAATAACTTTCGATAAACTTTTATCTTTTGGTATTGCGGCTAAATCATAAGAAATCGCTTTGCCTTTTGCCTTAACAAGTTCTTTCATTATGAGGTATTCTGTTATGTCGAATTGAACCTCAAATTTTTCAATTAAAGCCTGTAAAGAAATTCTTTTACCGCTTGTGGTTCCAAACAGAGCGCCTCCATAAGAAAAACTACTCACGTAAGCTGGATTGTCAACGCTTCTTTGTTGATTTTCCTTTCGCTTTATGTTTTTAAAAACTATCCTTCCGATTGAGGTTCCTTCCCAAAGGTCTTCGGTATATCTTATTTCTATTTTAAACTCACCCTTATTAACGCCCTTATTGTATTTAGCCTTGTTTTTCTCGTAAATATCTGCCGGAATTTCTTTTACAATTTCTTTTGTTTCTGAATCATAAGAAAGTTGTGCAGGAGTTTTAGGCATTATTTTGTAGTAGTGCGCTCTAACCGACTTCCATTCTACGTGAACAACCTCTACCTGTCTTTGACTGTTGGTAAACCTTACTCTCATGTCCTTTGGGAAGTCTGAATTACCTTTAACCTTATTTGCCTCATCTTCAGTTAGGTCGAATCGTGTAATAACTTCATGGAAAGGCACCCACTCTCTACCACCAGCAATAGGTGTTTTTTCTAAAAAGTCATCGCCTATTATTTCTTCATAAATAGCATCACGAACGTCAAAAACCTTATAAAAAACTTTACCGTTTTTATCTAAATCAACACGGTTCCAGCATTCAGAAGTTATCCTTACGTGTCGGAACTCTTCGGATAGCTTAAAGTGAACGTTTAAAGCCTTCATCTGCTCATTTAACATCACTTGCATAATGTCTTCCTGCAAATCTTTAGGTGACCAGTTTTTAAGTTCTTCTACGGAGTCAGGTATCTTAACACCATTCATAACGTCAATGCCAATAACCTCTTTTATTTTCTCAATCTCTTTTTTTGCATAGACAGAACCGTAAACTAAATCCCTTTGCGCCATTTTATCAACCATTGCAGTTCTGTTGATTGTATTTACTGTTGCGCCAAGTGGGCGACTTAAAAATTCACCTTCGAGTAAATACTGCTTAACCCTACCCACTTTGTAGGAATAAAAAGGCGCTCTCGACTCTTTTCCGTGCGATTTAGTAATCCACAGTTCCGATTCTTTAGTCCTAGTTCCGTTATACGAATTGTAAAGACTGGTGTACGACTTTTCATTCTCCTCCCTGCTATCTAATATAGATAGTCCGTATTTTACGTTTTTAATACCCCATTCCTCTGTTTTTTCGGATTCAGGAACGTTTTGTAGCGGCTGATTCAATTTTTAAAGTAATTGATAATCACAAAGTTATGTTTGGGTAATGGGTATTTATAGAAAGATGTAATAATTGAATGAAATAATGTATAACTTTGTATGACATTGGTTTAATAGGGCTATAATGATTGATGGAATTTCAATGGCAGCTTTTGCCAAACCCGTGTTATGGGATAGTTTTAAAAACCTTTTAGGGTGGGCATTTAAACAAATTTAAAAATGATAGATATTGACGAATTGCAACAAGTGATTTTACAGGAAACAGAAGTTAATCGCCTGTATGAAATCCAAATTGACTTGAGCAAACTTATTAAAAATGCTCATCATCAAAATTTAATGGCAGAAACAACAATGGAGCAATCGGAAGCTAAAGGCAATTTGGGGATTTATCACTCAATGCTTGATGTTTTGCAAAATAGAATTTCTGAAATAAAAGAAATTGATAGAGAAGAACGAAACGAACAAGATAGGATAAACTACAATTTCAGATTAGCTGCTAAAACTGTTTTGCAAAAAGAAACCTACAAGCAAATAATGGATTTAGCAATGAGAACAAGGGCTGAATTTAAAGAAGATAAAAAGGAACTTAGACGCAATAAACTTGAGTAACGGTGCGGTGGGAAAAGGTTTTTAAAATTTCCCATAACGTATCGGGTATTGCCGAAGGTGGGGCATTAAACCACTAAAGTTAAATTGAAAAACAATTTTTGATATGAGTACAGAAGATAAATTGAAAGACAAAACCCCCACTTTTGGCAATACCTTGTTACCTGCCGTTTTTTTGTCGGGTAAAGATAAGGTTGAACAATTCCAAAAGGAGTTGAAAACATTATTGGCTAAATACGATGCTGAATTGACTATTGAAGATTTTGGTAGGGATTGGAGTTCAGATGAAAAGATAGTAGTCAATTTTGGTTGGGATGAAGATTTAGCAAATAGAACTAACGATGGAATTGTTCCTGATTGGGTTGTCGATCGTTGGGAAAATGGCAGGTAACTACTCGCTACCCGTCATAAATTACAAGTAACTATGAATCAAATAGTTGATAAATTTAGTGTACAAAATGTTGTACATTTTAAGCAAAATTACAAAGCAATTGTACAGGATATTGTACACGACACAACTGGAGTTATAATTAAGAAAGTCTAATATAAACCGTGTTTGAGGCCCTGAAAAACAAAGCGCCTTCTCCTGCTGCAACTAATGAAGATGTGCCTCCGCAATAAACAACTGTTGCTGTTCCGTTTATAGTTATTCCGCTAGACGATAAAGGGTCGTTAACTAATCTAACATGACCGCCTACTGGAAATCCAGCGCCTTGATTTAATGTAAAATCGGTTGATCCGGAGTTAGTTATGTGAAATATCCTATTGTTGTCAGATGCCCCAACTACAACGGTTACAACATCAGCTCTATAATTCCAATAAAGTGTTGACGCTGCATTTGCATCTTGTTTTGTTGAAATTGCCGTTGTTATATCGGAAGTAAGCGCCAGTGTCCCTGTTCCTGAAGGAATTGAATGAGTATTAAGGGATAGCTTATTTGTTAATGCAACTGGGGCAGAATTTTTTGTAGCGTCTGAAGTATTATCTACGTTTGGCAAACCAACATCGGCCTTAAATATTCCGGTTGGTAAATTTATTACAGGAGAAGTAAGTGTTTTATTAGTAAGCGTTTGGCTTCCGGTCAAGGTAACGACATCAGTTCCTACAGTTATGGTTGGATTTCCAGATATACCGTCGCCATTTGCAACTGTAATCAAATTACTGGTTCCTGTTATGGTTCTTGGCGCAAAGGTTGCTGATGCGGTTCTTGTTATTATCCCGGTTGTAGTCAGCGCTGCAATCGCTGTAAGGTCAGCGTCTAAAGGCTGTTTAGCTGTAATGTCAGTAGTATTTGTGTTAACCTGCGTTATGGCAGCGTTAATCTTTGTTCTTATCGACGAACCACTTTCTCCGTCTGAGTATGTTGATAAAGGCATATTAATTAAAATTAGGGTAGTTTTTCCATGTTGCTGCGTCTATCCAGTAGCCATTGTCATTCCAAAATCCTGTAGCTAGTAACCATATCTTATCCGACACATAAAGCCCCTCTGTTAACGTGTTCATTTTTCCAGCTAACTTAATTATGTTAGCTTCTGTAAAACAATCATCAGTGCTTTCAATGGTTCCGTTTGTTGAATAATGCTTTGTGTAATAATCTTCCAGTATTCGTGTCCAGTTAGTTGTAATTACTAACTTGTTTTCAATGCAGTTTAAATCCTCTCCGTTTTCTCTGTAAGTTTTTATCTTAACAACAAGGTTGTGCGAGTAGGTTTTGCCCTGCCTGATTGACTTCAATATTAAATCCTGTGTTAACATCCGCAATCACCGCTACAAAATAGTTTTAACTCATTAAGTGCGTTTAAAGCCCTTGTAAGGTTTCCGTCCTCAGAGGCTAAATCGGCTACATAAAAAAGTGATTCTCCGTAAACAAGCCTTTCTCTGGCCGCATTTGAACAGGAACAGCTTGGGTCTAAATCTGCCCATTTTTTATCAATGCAGCATCGTGAAGCACATCCAACAAACTTACTTCGTGTTGAACTGTACTCAAACGCATCGCCATCCCAAGTTCCACTTAAAATGTATTCAACGGTATAAACATCGTCTGCAAAAGTTGGTATTGTAACTCCGTAATTTCCGGTTAATTCAAACTTATTATCTGAATCGAAAGGCCAAGTCGTGTTTGTTATTTCAGTCAGCACGTTTGTTGCCGTTCCTGAGTTTATGGCCAGTGTAGCGGCTGTTATTACACCACTGCTTAAAGTAAAAACGTATTTTAATGTTGTGGCAGTAGAATTATAAGTGAGGTTTAATTTAACTTCTGCCACGTCGCCAACTCCAATAACGTCACCGGTTCCATAATCGGATGTGGTGTCGTTAAATAAAAGTCCCGAACAATCGTTATTAATTATTTCAATTACTAAATTAGGCGCTGCCATTTACACAAAGGTAAATGGACCCTATTTTTAAGTAATAGAAACTTGTAATAATTACGAAGGAATTAGATTTGAGGCTTTGTTGTACGGAACCAACTTTTTACCCGATTTTTTAAACTTCTTTTCGTCTTCATCCCAAACCGCTTTTAAAGCATCTAAAAAGTTAACTATTGTCATTATACTGGCAGCCGGACTACTTAGCAAGTATTTAGCTTGGTCAATGTCATAGATGAATAAGATTTGCTCCAAGGCCTTGTTAAGGCTTATTACTTTTTTCCTTATTTCGTTATCATCGTCGTCACCATGAGTAGCGGCCAATAGGGTTCCTATTACGATAGCGCCATATAAGTTTTTTCTGAAATCTTCGCTTTTAATTGCGTCTTTAAAGTTACCCGATAGTAACTGGTCTTTAAATTCCTTAATTGCGGACTTTGATAAACTTCCTCGTTCTGACTCACCGTATGAGTTGATTATCTCTTTGCCAAACCTGGTTCTAAACCAGTCAAACATCCATAGTTTAAACTGAGCCGCAGAGCGCCCGGCTTCAAACCTCATAAAATTTCTGGCATCCTTATCAGAGTATTTGCCTTGTACATTTGAAACTTTGGTTTTGTATTCGTTTATTTTCTGCTTTAAGTCGGCCTTCTCTTTGTCGGTTAGACTTTCTTTTATTTGAAGTTCGCCATCCTCATCGTATTCAAAAGAGTCATATTCAGCATCGGTTAAATGGCCTAAGAACTCTGAACCCTGAATGTTTATTTCACCTGTTTTCATGCCAATAAAAGCCAACTGGCTTAATAATTTACCAGCCGTTGCCCTTGGATTAGAATCAGAATCAATATTTACTACGTTAAACTTCTTTAATATGTCTAAGGCGTATTTATTCACCGCTCCATATCCGGCCCTGTTTTTGCCTAAAAATAGTCTTGCCTGTCCTTTTGCCAAATGCTTAAATCCATCTTCCCTTATGGTGTTGTAATTACCTATGGCTAAGTTAATGATGTTTGCAGGTACGTTAAAGCCCATTACAGTCAAGCTAGTAAAATGTCTTAATACCGAAAGCGCTTTGTCAACAGTAGAGTCGGTTTCTTTTATGGATTCCTGATACAACTGCCTGGCCTTCCATTCTTCCAAAAACTTCAACGTGTTTTTATAGTCTTTCTCTTTCTCGAAGCCAAGGTTTTTATAAAACGACTCTACCGAATCCACAATTGGAACAACGTCTGCCATGTATTTAATGTGCATTTTGTCCTCAATGTATGAGTTTACAGCTTTGTAGAAATCTTTTGAGTAACCTTTATCCTTTGGTCTTGGCTGGTCAAATCTGGAAGTCAATTGCCCGTTCTTTTTAATGTAATGGTTCGACTTTTCAGGCTTGGCTTGTTTTGAAAGTATAATTAAATGATAAATGCCTTTAACTGGATTCTTTTTAGCATAGTCAACTAATTTTTTCTGTGCTGTTAAATAGCTAGCGGTTTCTTCTTTTTTGGTTTCGGGATTGTAAAAAGTAACATCCTTATCGGTAGCGGTTTTATTTATATAAGAGTTAATGGCAGGCATTAATCCCTCATTTCTGTAAACCTCTCTAAATCCTGGGTCTATCTTTAAAAGCTGGCTTTCCGTTACTTCGTCGGGTATTTTATCTTTGGTAAGTTCTCTTACAAATTCAAGGTATTCAATCTGAGCTTTTGTTAAGTTGTCCGTGTTGGTTCTAAGGTGGCCGTCTTCGTCAAGATACTCAAAGTATTTAGCTGAATCCGAACTAAACAAATCTGTTACCAGTCCAAGTTTTCCGTTCTTTTCTTTTATAACAGCCTTGCCTAGTTTTTCATGCTTTCTTTTAAGGGAGTTTGCTTCTTCAATTTGATTTAATGAGCGTTCCCTGAAAGTGTTATTAAGAGCTTGAATGATTGGGAATTTCTCACTAACTTCTGATAATGCTCCTGTCCATAAGAAAGCCCAACTCATATCTTCTGAATCAACGTTGTCTTCTATGAACTTATCGTTTTCTCTAAGTGTTTCAAGTTGCTTTTTGTTTAAGTATTGAGCAATGTTATTCTTAGCTTCTTCAAATTCTTTCTTACCGGATAGTTTGGCGGTTTTATATAATTCGGTTAATTCTTCTAAACTGTATTGTACAAGATTACTGAGTGTTTTAAGCTGTTTTTTACTTTTCTTATACTTTCTAAAAGCGGCCTTATCTTCGGCCAGTTTATCCAAAAGTTGCGCCCTTACATCTTTAAGATAAAGTCGGTCTTCTTTGCTAAGTTCTTTGTCCTTAAGTAAGGCTTCTATATTTTCAAGGTCGGATACGGTTTCTGTTGAACGTCCTGAACCTTCTTTAAAGTCGCTAAATTCTTTCTTACTTATGCTGCCTTCATAAACTTTTAACTGCTTAACTGGCTTATTTACAGGCTCATTAAACTCAATTTCGTGACCATCATCAACCTCTTTAATGGTTTCTATGTGGTCAAGTTGTTCTTTTTGGGTAACGTCAGGAGTAAAAGTGCCTCTATTAGTTGATTTCATCCAACCAATAAACTTGCCGTTATCTTTCCTGAACGCTTTTATGTGTTTTGACGTGTCGCCATCATTATCTTCAACTTCATAAACACGTATTCCAATAGGCGTTCCCTCTGGAAATTCGGTATTAAACCGTTCCTGTCTAAAATTACCTCTAAACCCTCCTGATTGTTCGGTATCTGGGTACATACGTAACATTGAACTGGCAAATCGTAATTTTTTACCATCAGGCAATTCAATACCTAAAACGGAATTGTTTTCGTTTTTTCTGCTAAACTTTCGTGATGTAACGTTTCCGTAGGCTTTATCATAAGCTTTTATTTTAAAGTCCTTGTATTTAATATCTTCTTTGTTTTTCCTGCTTAACCATTCTGAAGTAATTTCGTGTTTAAGTTTATGGTTTTTGGTAGTGTTATATTCTTGAACAGGAAAATCCTCAAATTTACGATTTATCTCTGACGGCTTTTTAAACTTGTTTTTTATTTGTGTAAGTAAATCAGGATTTGTCTCATTAGACACTTCCGTTCTTTTCTCTTCCTGTTTTTTAACATCGGCAATTGTTTTATTTGCAACGGTTGGGGATTTCTTAATACTTGATTCTAAAATTATGGCATCAATTTCTTTTTGCAGGTCATTGGATTGTTTAACAAGGCTGTTATGTTCAGCCAGTTTAAGCGGGTGTAGTTTTGCCGGGTCGCCAAAGTTTGCTATTTCAGATTCAAGGTTTTGTTTCTGAAATGTTTTATCAAAGACCTCTCGTTTCTTTTCGGTGTCTATGTTCAGCTTTGATGAAGTGGTAATGTCATTGTATTCCTTGTAAGAATTAAGCCTAATAATGGCATCGTTTGCTTCTTCTGGACTTATATTTCCCTCCTGCTGCTCTTTGTAAACGTTTTTTTTGAACGCTTTAATTGAGTCGTCACCGGCCAAAACTGTATTAAAAACCTGCTTTGATTTTTTGTCTTCAAATTCAGTTTTATTTTTAGACATTGAAATTGCTGTCGATGGCCCAAAAGAACCTAATGCCCCTGCAATAGTTGCATTCACTATTTTATTTACAGCCTCAGGACTAAAGGCATCGGCATTAAACTTAGGGTCTGATGATAATTTGTCGTAAAGCTGTTTAGAAGATTCATCTGCAAACTGTTGAATACCTTCAGTAGCGCTTTCACCAACAACATTCTTAGCAACCTCTTTGGCTCTGTATTTTAAAGATAGTTTGGTGGCCTCCTGAGCCATTTCTTTACTTAATAGGTCTAAAGATTCTTTGGTTATATTTCCATTAATATCTCTTTCTATTTTTTTTGCAGCCTGTTTAACAGCATCTTTAAATTCAGATTTTGCTGCCTGTGCAAATTGATTTTTAAGCAACATCGCTTCCGGCCCAAAAGCAACTTCTAAAGCCGCTTGAGGAATGGCGGACACTGCGGCAAAACTATAAATATTTCTACCTTGTAACCCAGCGTCTTTAGCGTCATCTATTGATTCAGATAAAGCCATATTGTATGCTGAGGTGGCGTTTGCGGCTATTTGCTGCGCAGATGTTAATTGAGCCGCCTCAGAAACGCCTTTTGCACCTGCTGAAACAGCCTTGCCGCGTTTCATTACGGTTCCTATGCCTTTTGCTCCTAATGCGAATGTAATGACCGACTCCATTCCCTGCATTATATTTCCTGTAATGTTCTCAGCGTTAAAACTATATTTTTCAGGTTTTAGCAAGTCCCAATATTCCTTTCCTGTATAAACAGGATTAAAGTCTTTTGTTTCAAATTTAAGATACTCGGCTGAGTTTTGTAATCCTTGAGCCTTTTCGCTTGGCGAACCGGTTATAAGCCCCTGAGCCATATCCCCCAAAGCAACAGCGCCTTTTGAAGTGCCTATTATGCCATTCCATACGTGTTTTGTAAGATTCGTTATGAAATTATCGTCCTGAGCTTGTTTTTTTGTTCCCCAAACGCTAGCTATATCATATCCCTCTGGCGGTCGTTCATTGTTTGAAATAGGATTTGGGATTCCAAATTCATCAATGTAGTATTTAAATCCACCTTGCTGTTTTGGATGTTTTCCTTGTAAAGTAAGTATTGAATTATTTATTATTTCTTGAGAAGCGCCTCTTTGTGCAAGCTCTTTAAGTATTGACTTTTTCCCTTCGTTGTTTGGGTCGGCTACGTCAAATTCAAGTTTATCAATAAATTGAGATTCATCTTTAGGTTTAGCAGCGTCGCCACTTAGATTGCTGCTTAACGCTTTATAATATTTTTCATCGGTTTTACTTGACGCATTAAACGGCCTTAACTCACCTACCGGTTTTGGAGTAGGGGTAAATGGTTTTAACTCGCCTGCTGGTTTAGGTTCTGGCATACTAAAAATCTTTTTCTTTACCTACATACTTTCCATTTGAATCAAAAACATTTCCTTTTGAATCAACTTGCAATCCTTGTGTGTTTTGATTGCTTTGATAAGGATTTTTAGCAGATGGGACTAGTTTATCCACATCAACGTAAGCATTCCACTTCTGCCTTAGATTTTGGTCGTTTGGATTTATAGGAACGTGGTAACTTACATTAACGTACTTTTTAGGTTTTCCGTCTTTGTCGTATTCAGTTTCAAAAGTAGCTTTTCCAATAAAGTCAGAAGTAATACGGGCGCTTGTTGATCCCTCAGCAGCCTCGTCATCACTATCGTATTTGTCAATAATTCCTTTATTTGCAGCTACCGCTAAAGGAGTCTTAACGTTACCAAGGAACCACGTTACTCCATTCTTGTTTACAAACCTTCCGTTCGGATTCCAATCTGCACCCGTTAAATCTGTTTTAGCGCCTGAATTTCCGGTTAGTATTATTTGAGGCTTATCACCTAAAAGCTTTCTTACATCAATGTCATTTACTTGCCCTGCTTTTGTTTTTGGGTCGGTAATGTATTCAAATGGCGTGTAAGAACTTTCCTGTTTAGGCTTTTTATCATCATTGTGAAAACGCTCTCTTTGATTAAACTCTCTTTCCCAAAAAGCGTTTGCGTCACCAATATGGTATTCTTTATCAAATCCGGTTTTAATTAAATCACGCACATAAGAACGTACCTGTTCGGGCTGGGTTAATCCCATTTTCCGGGCGTGTATTTCAATAGAACGACTATTGTTAAGCAATTCGGCGTTGGTTAAAGCGTCCAATTCATTATCGTCCGGCTCCGTCCAAAACTCACCAGGGTTGCCGTCTTTAGGTTTTACAACTTTGTAGTTTTTAATGTTTTTGCCAATCTCTGGAAAATACTTTCCGACATCAACTAAAGACCTTGGCCGTGTGTAAATAACAGGCTGTTCGCCTTCTGAATCGGTGCCTAATAATCCATTTGGATTACCGTACTGGTCGTAGTTCCTAAACTTTTCACCCTCTCTGTCAAGCATTTCCATATCCCATTGTTCGGGGTTTTTAACCGACTCCTGTCTGTCTTTCAAATATTCTTTTCTTGCCGTATCGGTTGCAACGGCACGTCTTACTATGTCATTGTCAACTATTTCTCTCTTTATTCTTTGAGCTTCAAGTTGCTTAATTGGGTTGTACTGAGCGTCTGGGTTTTGAGAATAAAATTGGGATAGTTCTTTAAATTTGCCATAAGTATAATCTTTAAGTTTTTTTGAGTCGTATGGGTTTTGAACATCGGCATATTCTATTCCATCAGTAAACATTTTAGCCCTTGCCTGAGCTTCTGCGGATGCTCTTCTGTCAAGTTCATCCCTGTACCTTAAATCATTTAGTCTTTGGTCAACCTGTGTACTAACCGATAAGCCTTTTGCTGTTCCCCACTCCATTAATATTTATTTAAAAGCGTTTCCATATTTAGCGTCCCTTTGCTTCCTGTAATTCATTTCATCAGCATACCTCTTTTCTCCTATAATATTTGAAAGTCCGGTGTTCATTAATTGCCCTCCGGCATCCTGATTTTGTTGCCAACCTCTCATTTTATCGTCAAACAATAGGCGTGAATAGTTTACTTTTTGCTGATTAAGTTCGTCTAATGGCCTTTGAAGTGTGTCTGCGTATGCTTGCTTTTGGCGTTTAATGTTTTGGTCTTGCATTGAAATATCCACGCCTCTGTTAAACATATCATTAACAGCTTGTCGGTCTAAGTTAAATGCTGAGGCAGAACTTCCACCAGAATAGTTTCTGGCTGCAAACCTTCCAGCGTTATAAGCACCTAAGTTGTCTTGATTTAACTTATACATTTCAGCAGGAGATAATCCATACTTAGCTTCCATACCGGCCCTGTTCTTAATATCCCTGTTAGCATCGTAACTTTGTTGCCACGCAGGGTCTAATTCATCTATTGGTCTTTTCCCTGATTCTTTTAGCATTTTGTTACCCATATAGGTTTGAAACAAAGGCAATGCAAAGTTGGCGGCTTGCATCCAATCCATACCACCGGAGCCACCACCTGCAAGTTTTGCTAAATCATTACCCGTTTGGGTTAAATCTTTTGGTGCAGCCATTTGCTCTGCGATGTCCATGTTCGACGGTGCTGATTTGGCAACCGGAACAAATGAGTTTCCTAAAGAATTTGTAATTAGATTGTTACCTGAAACAGAGAATGGTTCTGAATCCATGTTTGACATTGAAGGCGTAAGGCCCCTCATTTGGTCAACACTCAGTCCATTTGACTCAGTGGTTACTGGTGCTATTTGAGTTTTTGTACCGCTATTTTTTGACACAGGCGGTGCCTTTCTTGTTCCTTGTGGTTTAGAGCCGCTACTTGATTCTCCGTAAATAGCATCGTATAAAGCCGCCTTTTTTTGTGGACTTAAGTTGTTTTTACCATAAATTGAATCGTAAAGCGCAGCCTTTTTAGGAACATCCCCACCACTTTTAAGTTCAAGACCTCCCTCTGCGTTTGGAGCAAGTTCTTCTAATATTTCATGCCCAAGCTTATTAATTATCTTTTCCTTTTCCTTTGGAGTAAAAAGATGCTCTTTGTTTGATACTTTTACATCTTCGCCATTAGCTTGATTAAGATTGGCTTTTTTTGGAGGAGTTTTTAATACAAATTTTCTTATTGCTTTGGCTTTTTCAGCGTTTTCGGCAGGTACAACAAACGAGCCGGGTTTCACAACAGCCTTAATGCTGTCAGATTTTGGAGTTCCAGAGCCTTTAATCTCGCCACCATCTTTATACTCGTTATAAGCTCTTTCACTAAAGGCTTTTGTAAGATTGTTATTGGCTATTATACCCTGCTTCCTTTTTTCCTCTTCCGCTTTCTGTGCCTCAACCATTGCTATATTCTCATCTTCTATGGAGTTGGCATTTTTCTTAAAGTTAAACATTGTTTTATAGTCGTTAACCTTGTCTTGAAATGTTCCTGGGCCAATAGCTGTTTTAGCAAGTCCAAATGGTGTGAGTTTTTCAGCAGTGTCCCAAACTCCTGCGGCAACAGCTAAGTTTTTGTTTTTGAATTTACCTGTTTCAGGGTCAACCTTAGTGAGATAATCCATTGCTGGCGCTTGAATCGAGTTATATGCACCAATAGCAGTTCCTGCGCCCGGAACAACCGAGTTAAGAATCGGTGAGGCTGCGGAAATCATTTGGTTTGTTTGGTCGTCTTGTGATTTGTATTTTTTAAAAGGAATATCACCGCCTGCGTTATAACCTTTAATTTTTTTTGGAGGTCTTTTCATTTGTAATGTGCTGATTGACACAAAATTACAAATTTTTACGAAAAAACAATACTGATTTTAAGTCAGTTATGAAAAATAATTAATTTACTAGGTTTTAACTTTTGATTTATGGTTCGATGTTAGGGTTTTATCTTGTAAAAGATAGCGCCATTCTGGTTTTTTATCTTATAACTTTTTACCTTTACAGCCCCTCCAGATTCTGAGAATGAACCTTCTAAATAAACCTCTCCGTCTTGCGTTTTTCCAGTCAAACTAATTTCATTACAGGTGATTGTATAACTGTCTGACATTGTATATCCGCAGCAATCATCGAGTGATAACGCTAAAGCTTTTTGAACACCTTTAATGACATAAACATTTGAATCTTGGTTTGGGCATTTATTTTTCAAAAAAGCAATTTCAATTGTGTCGTTTTTTTCTTCCGAATACCTGAATTTTCCAATAAAATTAGCTTTTTGCGGATTACACACTTTTGGTTCACTGGGAACAACAATTTTTGTTTGCTCTCTTTTTTTACATCCAGTAAAAAGAATAGCTATTAGTATAATGTATTTCATTACACTAAATTAATTAATTTTTTATTCAATTTGCCTATGGTCTTTGAATAAATTTAGAAAGTACTGATTTTAAGGTTTTTACATTTCCAGTCATTACCGTTGGGGTAGTCCAGTTTTTCTTAAATAGAGTGATTTGAAGGTAATCCCCTACTATCCTGCCTTCGTCTGAATTTGGAAGATTGTGGCATAATTTCCCATTTATATACCTGTAATTTTTATCAGTGCTTCTTATGTTTAAATCAGATGCAGTTTTATCAGCACACTCGGTTGTTACATTAGTATCATAAACTCCATTTGAATCTTGTTCAATACATTGTACATTAAAAGGGTATCTGGTTTGAGGATTGACTATAAATGTTGTTTCGTTATCTACAACTTTTCCAAAAAATATATTGTATTGATAATCCGGAACAACGCTGTCTGATAGCGACTTTGGTTGATTGTGAACCCACAGTTGATTTGGGGAGTTTATTTCCTGCCAAAACCTAACACCGCCTCCAGTGTACCCCGGAATTGTGTTTGCTGAACCAGAATCAACCATCACATCTTTAATGCAAACATGCTCTGCCCCTAAATAAGATACGGTTTCTCCAACCGTAAATGTATATCCATTAATACTACCACTTGTTGGCAAGTACTGACTTGTGTTTTTTGGATTATTTGCAGATACAAGAAGTTGATTGTGTGTAACTGTTATTGACGGGAACCAGTCAAAAAACCCAACAAACATTTTTTTAGGATAGTAGTAAGCAATTGTAAAGTCTTTACTTATAGCTTTTAAGGAGCCATCCATTTTATAGTTCTTAAACTTAAAAATAAGATAGGCTGTTTTAAATTTTGGGTCGTAGGCACCAATTATTCCAACTCCTTTCAATGGTCTGTCTGAAATGGAATCGTAAGTTGGAGAATTTAAAACGGGAGTTCCAGAGGCAATGCCTGAACCGTAAATTTCATTAAACGCCTCGTTTAAATAAGACGATATTCCTAGTGGTAAACTAACCTCGTAAACTCCAGAATCAAATACACAAATTGATTTTTTTCGCATATCAAACCAGATGTATCCAAATTCAGTTTCGGTTACAGACCATTGATGCTGCGTTCCAAAGGCTGAGCTAATTAAATCATGTCTATCAATAACTCCTCCTGTTCCTAATGCGGTAGGAGCACCATCTAATCCACTAAGAATTTGTCTTTCTAAAACAGGCACCGTGCTAGCGCCCTTATTTTGCCATACAATAACCCTATCGTCCTTTATTGCTATTTTATTTATTTCTCCGACCCTAACATCCATGTCGTGAAAATCTAACGAGCTGAATAATCTAAACGAGTCTATTGTTTCTCCTAAAAATTTTGGGCCAGCAAATCGAGTTCTGGACGGAAATCTACCAGACTTACTGTAATTTGTTGGTAGTGCAGGGTAAGCAAATGCAATTCCTTCAGAATTGTATGCTTGGTTGTATGAAAAATCTTCAAGCCTAACAGCAGACGATGTGTCAAGGTAAGCTATGGAGTCTGGATAACCTGTTATTCCGTTATAAAACATTCCAACGTTTGAAGTTTTTCTTCCCCTTCTAAGTCCGTAGTTGACATTACTTTCGCAAGGGAACATCCACCCATAAGAGTATGTATTGGACGCTCCAAAACTATTACTCCATAAGCCATAACCATAATCAACTAAATTTAAATAACAATCCCCACCGGCAATCTCAACATCGTTAAACTCTAAATAACTGTAACTTGCAGGGTTCCCGGTGTTGCATGTTTCGGAAATAACAGTTGAGTTTATTGACTGAAAATGACCTGTACTAATATAAATTGTGTTTGCGATAGCATCTTCCGACGCACCACCATATTGATTTGGTGCCGATTTGCAGTAATTCATTAAAACTTTGTCAGCAAGGCTAAGTGAGCCAGATGACGTGTATAAAGTTGCCGGCGTTCCGTAATTTCCAAAATCAGAGTCTAGGGAAAACACGTCTCTTTTTCCGCCAATAGAGTACCTATTTGCTAATGTTGACGAGGTGGCTGAGCCGCAAACTGTAACCGTAGGTGTTGTCGCTCCGGTTTGAAGTGCATTTTGAAAATCATTAGACCCGTCAAAATTTACATACTGATTTTCTAAAACTCCATCTAAGAAATTAGACACTCTTATGTTTGGCCTAATTGAATCTGGCACTCGGCAAGTTATATGTTTTGTGACTATCCTGTCAATCCCGCCATTTGACCTAACCACATCTCCGCCGCCAAAATTATATGGAGCCAGCCACTGCGCCGCCTCCATATATCCACTAGATACAGCGTACTCAGATTTAAACGGTGAGTTTACCAATGAGTCAGGGCAAATGTATTGATATGTTTTGTCAGCAACTCCGTTTTTATCATAAGTCCCCTGAACCCAAGCAATCGGCCTTACGATGTTTGGAGTGCCTGATTCTAAAGAGCATTGAACAACAAGTCCCTGAGTTATTATTTTAGGGTCTCTAGGAGCTCTTACAATACTAAAACCACTAATCTGACCAACAAACTCTTGCGGTATTCTAATGCCGCTTATTTTTGCAAGAGATGCGTTTAGTCTTATATAATCTACACCAGAAGATGTATCTGATTTTAATAATTTTTTTGTGTCAGCGTGTGGAAATGTATAGTCCCCAATCCACCTTACATAAAAAGGAGCTCCCTTTAAGTCATATAATAAAATTCCAAAGCGATATTTTTCATTACTCCAATATCCTAAAACATGACTTCTTACAGCAGCGGACTTATAATCCCAATGACAGGCATCTCCTTTTAATTCAATATAATCTTCTCTTCTTTGAGAAGTTCCAATTGGAGTGTATTTGTTTTTTGTAACAACTGGTCTTATTGTTGGGCTTCCAGAAGTAGTGTAAGTTAAAGCTCCAACAACTCCAGTAAAAATTTGCCCAGATGAATAAGTAACAGCGTTGTAGGTTACCGTTCCAGTTCCGCCAACCTCCCACCTTGTATCAGGTCTTATTTCTCCAGACAACGGATTAGCCCCTGAAGTTGGGCTTACATCTGGATATGTAAAATCACTTGAGCACGCTAAAGCGTCTTCATAAACCAGCATCCTATACTCCTTACTTGTAATAGTAACTCCACTAAAAGATATATCTAACTCATCTCGTTCGGTCACATTTCCAACAATCATGTAGCTCTTATTGGTGGCAAGCGTTTTAATTTTAAGGATGTGAGCCGGAAACAATGTAATATCTTGAGTCGATAGTACTCCAAGGTTTATAGAGCCATTATGCTCTAAAATCATTGAGGTTCCGGCAATGTCTTTTTTATCAACTATTGTTATTTGCCTAGGCAATTCATTTACTTGGTCAAATTCGGCACAAGCAAGTTCTACGTAGTCGAACTTTTGGTCAATCCCTTCTATTGAAATTTTTACCGACTTAACACTTTGTTCTAAAGTAGTAGAAGTTCCAGCTCCAACCCAATTTTGATAACCAGAACCCCCAAAATAGGTATTGTCTTTTCCAACCTGAATAGGCGAGCTTCCATAACTCCATCCTGTTTTATATCCGCTATTAAGTCCTTGTCTGTAAAAATAAACTTTAGAACCACAATAAACAGTACCTGTTCCAAATTCAGAAAATTTCAAACTACCGGTTAATCTTTCTGGAGTCCAAGATAATAATTGATACGGAACCCTCTTAATTACCTTAGCCGTAACGCTAGGTGCCGTTAAATCGGTAAACGTTGTGTTTACCCCGTCAACCGAGAATATATTTCCGCTGATTGAGCCGGTTCCGTCTGTTGGCCCGTAGTAGTTACCTGAACCTGTTGGATATTCAATAGCGCCCTCTAATACCATGTATTCGGTTCCTGAAGCGCTTGACAAAGTCGTGAGGTAATTTGTATAAACTGGGTCTGCGGTATTAAATACTCTAGGGTCATTATTGTTGTCTGAGAAATAAATTCTTTCTATTTCATCGCTTTCCATAAAACCAAAACCTTCAATTGCATGGTCTACTGAAAAGTTTAAACTCGAATCGTGATATAGTGGAGTGTATCCTGCGTTTAATTGTCCGGTTTCTGATTTAGGCTTCACTCCATTTCCATAAGGGTCATATTTTACCTCTCCTATTTCCCCAGGGGTAGTTAAAACTATAAGCCTCCCTATTGTGGAAATCATGCCTATTACTGTTGGCGGTGTTGAGAACGTTGTTTCGTCTGCGGCGTATCTTTTGTTAATTGTAAAGGTTAAAACGTTACCTAATACATCTTTAACAACAAAATTACTTCCGCTTTGTATCAAATTATAATTCTTAAGAAATCTTACAGTTCCTTTTGGTTGCAACTCTATTGAATTGTCAAGGTGTAATCCGTTTTCAAATGTGTTTACAAACTCCATGTGCCCAATACAAGCCCCCTACCTGACAACGGATTGTTAATTTTATCTACAATTAATCTTCTTTCTCCTTCAGATGGTTCTGCATCTTGCGCCCTTGCATCTGCGCATAATCTGTCCCAACTCATAAAATAATCCCTTTTAAGGCCCAAATCAGTCGAGTTCCTTACATTTCTTTCTTTGAACTTGTATTTACAAAACTCACCTATTGCTTCTAAATGGTTTTGTCCTACTTTCGGAATTCCATCTTCATCCAACTCAACTCCCATAAATTGTATGGTTATCTCCTGCCCGTCGTAATTGGCATCAAATGCCAAAAAGTTGTTTTGTATTCTGTAATTAACATAGCCATAGTTTAAACCATCTCTTGGTTTATCAACAATTAAAAATCCATTCTGCCATACAGAACTCGTTGTTGGAATGTTACATAGGTAATTATCGAATAAGTCCTGACATTCACATCCATGATTCCCCATTACGGCCATTTCTAACACCATTGCGTTACATGGCAACTCGGCCATACATTTTTCTATTTTAAGAACAGCCCATTGCCTTTTATAGCCTTTAACGCCTCCAATCTTTCTTTCAGCAAGTAAGGCCCAGTTAATAAACATGGGCTTAAACTTACTATGGTCTAGGCCAAGGTCGTCCATTAAGTTAATCAGGACGTTATTTATTGAAACAAGTTTATTTATCACTTTTGTTATATTTTACGACTTCCACGCTCAATTTTAAAATACGTATTCGTCGTGATTAATGTATTGTGAACAGCTACACGAAGTTTTTTATTAGGAAAAAATAATAAACCAGGCCGAACACTGTTTCTCATTTTAATATCATAAATAAAGTCTTTTCTATGTGAGTTAAATTTAAGTCTTACTAACCTTTTTCTTAAAACTCTTTTTGCTTTTATGAACAGTTTAAATGAACGGTGCTCTACTACCGGAACACCAACAATCTCGATGCTATTTCTTTCATCAAGAAACACTTCGCCACCTTTTAAAAGTTCTGATTTTATATGTTCTAAATACCTAAACCATAATGTTTTTATTTCGTGAATGCGTATAAGCTTACCGAACTTTTTCTTAAACTGATGCTTTATTTTTTTATGTTTAGTGGGCCAGTGAATATTACTTTGTTTTGTCATCTGCCGAATCGTTTATTTTGTCAACTTCCTGCTTTTGCTCTATTCCAAATTCAACTTTTAATATCTCAAGTTCAATCATTCGTGCCATATCGCCTCCTATTGGATATGGCTTTGTTTCTGATATTTCAGACGCTTGTGATTTTAAGTAAACCTTTCCGTTTCCAGTAAACACATTAGTTATACCGCCAGTAAAACTGTCCCCATCGTTATAAACTACGTTGTTATAGTTGATTGTTCCAAATCTTACAATGTAATTTGTTCCGTTTGTTATTGATGTCTGTGACTCGCTCTGAATTAAATACCCGTTTTCCGGCTTTGATAATATGGCCAAAACCCTTACTTTATTTACTTCTTTGTTAATATACATAGAAGTATTAATCCTGTCATAGTAACTGAATTTACTCCTTATGTGTTCTTTAGGTATGTTGGCCCATTCTGTCATTGGGAAAAAAGTAAACTCATTGGTTCCTCCAACGGTTAAAACGCTAAATACACCAAGGTCTGCGCCATCTCTTGTTAAACTAACAACATTAGGAATAAAACATTTGGAAATATTTGAGCAATAGGTAGTCAGGTTTACATCGTCAGGAAAATTAACTTTATGGCAAGGTAAAATCCCAAGGTCAGATAGCCAAGACCTGTCAATCTTTTTTTCTTCAATAAACTTAGCAATAATAAACTGCTCCCTTACTTGGTCAACCTTACTTGATAGCCAGTCCTCATCAGGCCTGTCTTCGTCAGTTCTGCTAAACTTAAGCAGGGTGTTTAGTATGCTATCTACAATTGATTTTTTAGTAGTGTAATTCATTTATAATCAGTCGGTTAAAATTACACAAAATTTTAGACTATTGGAAATCAGATAATTATAATTCGTTGATTATCAAAATTATAGTTATTTTTGTCTGACATTGTCTTACATGGAAATTAAAGGTACGGTTGAATTTGGAATAAAAATCGAGGAGTCTAACTACGAAATAACATTCTCGCAAACATTTGATAATGAGCTTGCTTCATTAATGATAGCAAGGGAGTTGGCAAAAAAATCTAAAGCTAATTTGATTGAAATGGTAAATATCAGCCGTAATAAAAACATGGCAAAGGACAGGCTTTCCAAAATTACTATTTGCGAGTATGCTCTTGGAAAATTAATAGAATCCTACATAGAGATTAAAAAATTAGATAATGAGTTACCTGTTTTACATAGATCCGAAGAATAACATTGTATTACATCCTGATTGCGTAAAACTATGCCCTGAGCTATCCGGTTTAGATGAGGACGAGACTGTTTTTATAATAAAAGCCTTTGACAATCACAGTCCACTACGAAGATACCCTGAGCAAGACAGGGTTAGGAGGGCCATGTTAGAAGTATGGAGGGACAATAAGCCTAAAATACTTTCCGCTATTGAGAGTAAAGACCCTCATCACAGGATAAACGCAGCGATAGCAGCCTATAAAATGCTTCAATACGATAGGCGTGTAGAACTCATAAACACCTATCAGGAAACAGTTGAACAAATACAGTCCACAATACACGCAGGCCTTAACGACAAAGACATGGACTCAAAGCTTAAAAACATTAAGAGGCTCCGTGACGACATAAAGGCTTTAGAGGCTGAGATTTATGAAGGCATACTTGATGACGGGCCTTTAAAGGCAAACAAAGACTTATCCCTGATTGAGATTCTGCAAAAAGACCCTGTTCAGTGGAGAAATATAACCAGCCGTAAAAAATGACACCAAAACCACCGTTTTTAAAAGGTAAAGGATTTAATCCAATGCCGATTGTTCGTGGCGGAATCCCAAGATTTGCTGATAGCGCTAATTTCCCAAAAGTAATTGGAACCCCTGAGTGGGAAGCCTATTGGATTGAGCAAATATACTACTGCAAAAACGGTTATCAGACAGGGGGCATATTCCTTCCTGGCAGATACTATTATTATCTGAATTTTAACCACATGGCCACAGTTAACGGCATAATAACTCCGGATATGGTTGACCTACATCTTGAAATGTCATACATAATTGATTATGTTGTAAATCATGGATTGGATTTTATATGTGCCAAGAAGCGTAGAGCAGGGGTATCAGAGTTCTTTCAAAAGGCCAAAATAGATTACGATTACAGGTTTAACCCAGGATTTAAGTCAGGAATAGCTGCCGGACAAGAGGAATACGTAAAGGATTTCATGCAAAAGTGGAACGACGGCGAAAAAGGACTTCCACCAGAATTGAGGCTAAAAAAACTTAAAGACAATAAAGATGAAGTAATTGCCGGTTATCAATTTAAGGCAGATGACGGAGATATGAGGAAAGGAGGTTCAGGAAGTACTATTTATCTGGCAACCATGTTTAAAAATCCGGCCTTGTTTAAAGGTAAGTTTTTAAATACAGCAGTAGGTGAGGAGTGTGGTGAGTTTGAAAACCTTAAGAAATTTAAGACTGCAACAGACGCTTGTTTAAAAGACGGCTCCATAAAAAAGGGAAGTATGTTTCTTTACGGTTGCGTTTGCGCTGGAACAAAAGTATGGGATAATAAAGGGAATTTAATAAACATTGAAAATTTGGTTCAGGAAAACGGCATACTTGGCTTTTCGGGAACCGGAATTAGTAAAGAGGGTATAAGCTGGATTAAACCGCCAGCAAAAAAACCATGTTATAGAATAACAACTTCTGGAGGAAATGTGTTAGAATGTTCAGAAGACCACCCATTAATGTGGACAAAAAGAATGTGGGTTAACAAAGATAGGGTTAAAAAAACAACGTTCAAAAGAGCAATGAATGTTAAGATTGGAGACCAGCTAGTGTTAATTGATAAGGTTGAAGTTTTTGGCAATAAAAGCATGTGGAACCCTAGATTTATAGGGATGATGATAGGTGATGGAAACATTACCGTTAACGGAAGTCCTAATATAGGTTCTTGTGATAAAGGAGTTCAGGATTATATTGAAAGAACATTTGAATATTCAGTAACTAAAACCTTCCAAACAAAAGATGGCAGAGAGTACAAAAACTACACAATAAGAAAAATAATACCTTATTTAAAAGAGTCTGGCATTTACGGCTTAGTTAAAGATAAAAAAAGACTTCCACGAAATATTAGCGAATACGACAGGGAATCTCTTGCCGAATTAATTGGAGGGTATTTTGATACTGACGGAAATGTAAAATATCACAAGAAAAGAGGATTTTCAATTGTACTAACATCCGCAGTAATTGAACTTTTAACAGATGTAAAATTTCAGCTAACAAAATTTGGAATTGGAAGCACCATAGTTAAAGAATGCAGGAGTGAAAACAATTCCGGATATGGTAGTAAAGACCACATATATAGGCTTTATATTTCAAAAACAAAATCAGTAAATCTTTTCAGAGAAAATATTAAGTTTTTATGTGAACACAAGCAAAATGCGCTAAATATAATTGACATTAAAAGAAATGGAAGAATGTCAAGTGAGAAATACGCTTTTGAGTTAAATGAAGAAAATAACAAAGGAGAGTGTTATGTTGGAATGAAATTTATATCTGGTCTAAGATATGAAACAGTAACTAATATTGAGTTTATAGGAGAGCAGAATATATATAATCTAACAGCCGACACTACGCACACTTATTTGGCTAATAATTTTGTTACAGGAAATACAGGTGGAAACATGAATAAAGGTTCTAAGGACTTCGAGGAGTTCTTTGTAGAAGCAAAAAAAGGAAACAACGACTTCTATCCATTTGAAATATTAGCCCCAAGATTCCACAAGCCTTTCTATGGAGGATGCTCAATACAAGAGCCTGTAATACCAAACTTACTTAAAGATAATAAAGAATATGAACTTTTAGGAGTAGAGGACTTAAAGGCTGCAACAGATTCATTAATAAAAGAAAGGGAGGAGATACTAAAATCAAAAGACCCTGAAAGGTATCAGGAACATCTTAAGGATTATCCAATGAGCACCGAAGATATATTCCGTAAAACAATACGGAACGTGTTTGAAACAGAGATAATGCAAAAGCAAGCCTATGCCATATCATCGCTTCAAAACAATGCGTATTTTAAGGTTAAGTTCGAGTTAAAAAAGAACGATAAAGGGGAAATAATAACGCCAGAAGAGCTTGAATTAGTCATGCAACTAGATTCCGTTCCCGAAGAAGAATGCGTTTTAATACACAAGGACTATTTAAATCCAGATTTTAGTTTTCAAAACCTTTTTTGCGCTGGCATTGACTCTTATGACCAAGATAAAGCCAAAAGTTCTAAATCAAAAGGTGCTATGGTAGTTTTAGCCCGTAGAAGTCCTATTCAGGGAGCCATTCAGAGAGGGCCGGTTGCGATAGTATTTTGCAGACCGCATCGCAAGGAGATTTTTTACGAAATGTGCCTTAGAACGGCTATTTTCTTTAGATTAAACCAATCTGTGTTAATTGACTTGGCAAACAAGCTAATATTCAAGTATTTTCAGGAAAGAGGTTACTCAAACCTGCTGGCTTACAGGCCAAGGAAGTTTGAAAAAGAAGATTCGCAACAAACAGAACTTTACGGGTTTCAAATCAACAACCACTCAAAGCAATTAATGGTTGGATTGATGCAGTCTGCTGTTAATGAAGATTGTGACCAGATATGGTTTGGGGAATTAATAAACCAACTTCAAAATTACGATGAGGTTGAAATAGGTAGTGATAACGACTTGGCCGATGCTTATGGCATAGCCTTAGTACAGGACGTGTCAGAAGAGGTAAAAGCACGAAACATTAAAGATTATACGGATAAAAACGTATTTCAAACAGTTGAATGGATTACGGATAGTAACGGAAACAAAGTGCCTTTAGAACACGATAACGTTAAGGAGTTGTTTAAGTTGAAAGAGCCGCACAATACGCATGAAAGGTTTTTAAGGATTTAGTTAGTTTTAATACGAAATCAATTACATAACATTTATACCTTAAAACAACAATTTTTTAGCCGACATTTCAGCTTTTAGTTTTTTCTTTTTATTACCTTTTCTGTCCTTTTTTTTACTGTTTATTTCCTTTGAAGATTTAATTTTGCCGTGTGTTCTTAAAACTCCTAAGCCACTTATGTCAACATAAACCTTTCTACCTTTAACATTTGATGTTATAACATTACAAATACTCTTTATTACAAAGGCGGACTCTGCTTTACTAAACTTATCAGATAGTCCTTCAGGTATGCTTACTTTGTTTTTCAATCAATATAAACAATCTCATCTAAATTAATAATCAAAAGCAGATTTCCATGTTCATCTGAAAACACTTGAAATCTACCACAGCCTTTAATTACACGCTCTCTTATTGCTTCGCCAATTTGCTTTACGACTTGTTTAGTCATCCCGTTTTTAAAATAAATTGTCATCATCTTACCCATTAACTATTTTATCAAACACTTCGTCTACTTTTTTAAGCGCTCTTTTGTTGTTATCAATTCTGTCTGCCCTTTTTTTATCTTCAAAACCCGGAATATAAGGGGTTATATAGTTGCTTGGCGGAACAATAGCGTTAATAAAGAACTGGTCAACGTCGTGGTAAAATTTTCCATTGTGACTAAGTCCCAGATTCGATTCTTTTCCGTAACAAACCCTCATTCCTATTTTTATATCTGGGTTAACTAAAGAGCCTTTTCTGTAAACAATGCCAAGCTTTGAATTAGCAACATCTTTTGAACCCGGCATGATTATTCCTGATACTGTCACTTGCTCTTGTTGAGAGCATTCGAGTATTAAAACTCTGTTGCCTAAAGGTATATAAAGCCCCTCTGGAACACCTTCAAATGAAGGGTCAATCATGCACGGGTCGTTTAACTCTTGTTCAACTGTTATAGGAATAACAGGATTCGATTGTTTTTTTGTTGGTTTAACTTGCTTTTTTTTAGTCGCCATATTTTTTTGTTTTTATTATTAATTCAACGTCAATGTTATACATTTTTGCAAGAAACAGTATCTGCTCCTCGTTTAAGGCACCTCTCCTGTAAGGATTTGATGTGTAGTAGTTAACAGCCTGCCTTGTGAAGCCGTTATCTCCTGATAGCTCTTTAGCCCTTTCAGCAACTTGTTGCTGAGTTAGATTAAGTTCTTTCCACCTATTCTTTAATTCCTTATGGAGGGTTTTTGAGTCTTTTATTATTGAACGAATCATTTGACATTTACCACATTTCTGATTATAACCTTGGATACCTTAAGTTATTAAACCAAACTCTTTCTTAAAGAAAGACTTAGGACTAATCTCGTTTGAATCACATCTTACATTTCCATCTTTATTTATAAACTGAAACCTGTCGTATCTTCTTATGTTTAAATCTCTTGCGATTTTGTGTCTTTCCATCGTGCAAGTCATTTCTGGCAAATCACCTTCGCCTAAAAACTCACCCTTATAGTAAAACTTTATTTTTTCCATTTCAACGTAAATTTTAGTTAATTAATCACACTTCTTTTAGCTAATCCCCATTTAAATAGTGTTCTACCCATCCTGAGCCTCCGTCTGTTCTTAAAGCATGGTCGTATCTTGGTAGCTTTTTTATCTTATTTAAAACAGACGTGTCGCTAACACTGGATATTATTTTGACTTCCTTTGCCATGATAATTAAAACGGTAAATCATCATTATCCATGTTTCCGTGGTCATATCCAGTTGTTGGGTTGGCTGTTGCTGCACTATGTTGTGCTGGCAAATCAGCCCCCTCTTTTTGGATATTCCACGCCTCAATTGTGTTGAAGTACTTTATACCTTGTGGCCCATTCCACACACGTCCACGCAAGTTAAATCTTACTATAATATGCTCACCTACATTAACATTGTCTAACACCTTACACTTTTCCTGTGTCAATTGAAATGTTATTTGTTGCGGGTAAGGTGTATTAGATTCTGTTGTTAAAACAAAATCACGTTTTTGAAACTTATCACTCACTTTTTGAGTGTCATACTTTAGTTTTAGTATTCCTGATATTTCCATTTATTCTCTATATTTTATTTTTGCTAAATCAAAAAATGCGGCAACATCTTCTTTTGTAAAAGGCTTCGGCCCATTTCTTCGTAGTTTAGCGTTCATTAATCCTAAACAAAACTCTTTCTCTTCTAAAGAGTTAAACTTATAATCACAATAAATTAACTCAGCGCCATCGCATGGTTTAAGTATTTCATTCATCATTTACTATGTTTAGGACATAAACAAACTCCTTTTTTTACACGCCAACCTGTTTTATAGAAATGGTCAACGGCCTCAGTAGCGGCTTCGTTTATAGTCATTTTAGATTTACAGCCTTTTTCATGACACTCTATTATACTTACTTCAGTGCAGTAATTAATTAATTGTATAGACTTACTCATTTTTTTAGATTATCTTTTACCTTTTGTTTAATATCATTGTAGTTTTTAGTTAACTGCGGGTCTGCTTTGTACTCTTTAAGCTTTTCTGTTACTACTAATATTGCGTTATCAATAGCGGTACAAGATTTATTGTGGTATGCAGCTAAAACCTTATAAGGAAGCTTTCCTTCCCATAAATCAACGCAAATCTTGTATGATAAAGCCCTTGGTAAAAAAAACTCAGGTTTTCTTCCTGCTTTTATAAAAAATGTAAGCCCCATTCCAAAGTGATTTGCTGATATTTTAGTAACCAAATCTATAAACTGCCACTGCCTATCCCTTAGAGCCTCTTCGCTACTGTCAACGTTGGAAATCTTCTCTGTAAGTATGTATCTTTTTTTTATCTCCTCTATAACACTTATAGAGAGCGCCTCAATGTTTATTATTTGGTCGGCCATTATATAGTTTAATTTTTATAGCTTAGGAGCTTGTGGCAAATGTAATACAATGTTTGACCTTTTGCAAATTTGTTTGCATATTTGTAGAAATTTAAAAACAAGAGAAATGCCAAGAATCCAAAAAAATATTTTTTTTATTCAAATAATTATTATTAGTTTTGTGAAATGATTTCAAACATAAATATTAGAACGTGGAATAAGGCAGTCACTATGGAAGGGGATTGTTTTAACGAGGCTATATTTATTTGATTGATTAATCACAAAGAAATTTAAAGCCTCGCCTACAAAGTGAGGCTTTTTTATTTTACGTTCTTTTTCGGGAGTGAGCTACGGGTAACTGCGCTTAGGTCAGTAATGATTGCTTGGAACTCCCTTTTTAGCTGATTACGCATAGATGGCGATGCGCTTGCCTTGTAAGCAAGAAACGTGGGGTTCGAGTCCTCAAATCAGCTCTGCGGAATGTCAGAAGATGGTATCTGGTGGGTCTCATAAACCTATGCGAAAGCCTCACGGGTTCGAGTCCCGTTTCCGCTACAAGCAGCCCAACTCCACGAGGCGAAAGAATACAATATCGGTGAGGCATCGGTAAGTAACCCCTCTGCCTGATACGCAGAATAAAGGTAACTGGTTGAAAATACAGGTTCAACTCCTGTCTTACCGACAAAAGGACAATAAGCTCATAAGGATGAGCGCTCCGCTGTTAACGGAAGGGTAGTAGGTTCGATTCCTCTTTCTTCCGCAAAAAGGGATAACTGCCAGGGCAGCAAGGATGGTCTGTAACACCAAACCTCATGGAGTTCGAGCCTCCTCTATCCCACAACCTTAACTAAAAGCGCCAATACCCCCCCGCGCGAAACATAATAATCCCAATACCCGACGCGAAGCGTCCAAAATTTTTTTCCCAATTTTTTTTCATCACTCCCAATAACCAAATCACCCCAAGAAATCACCACAGGGGGCTTCAAAACGAATTAACTCACCCCGAAACTATATTACGCCGCCAAAATCCATTTGCTACGCTTAAAACCGCCTTAAAATGAACCAAAAACCGTAAAACAAACCTTATAACCGCCAGTCAAATCCGATTACGCCTGCCCGAAGCCTAATATACCTCCCAAATGCCGAGAAAGATTATGTGGGGGTGTTATGAGACCCGTATGGGGTATTTCTGGAAACCAAAACCCGAACCTCGCACCGGGGGCCTTTTCCGAAAACGTGACTTTCTGAAAATAAAGTCGGTGGCAAAAATAACCCGTTTGCAAATTAAATGGTATCTTTGTGGAGTATGGGAAAAGACATTGAAACAATAGAGGTATTCAAACCAAAGCAGAAGCGAGGGCCTAAGCAGAAATTTAAAGAAGCTAGTAGTACGGTTGCATTAAGAGTGCCAGCAAGTAAACACGATTATTACAGCGATCTGTTTAATAGTATCGTAACGGAAGACGAAAAGAAACGCATTGATAATCAGTAAGTTATGTAAGCACTTGATTATCAACGTGTTTAATTTAGTAATTCGTTTGCAAATTAACGTTTGATGTTGTATCTTTGTTGAGGCAATAACGCCATAACTTAAAACTTACCAAATCATGAAAACAGAAACCAATCATTTAGCCGACTTTAAACAATCGGCTATTCAAGCTCACAATTGGACTAGCTTTAGTCCTGAAAAAAGAGGTGAGCAGTTAATTAACGATTATAACGAGCAACTAACAGAAGATTTAAGCGAGTTAACCGCAGCCGGAATTGACAGCGAAAATGTAGAAAGCTATAAAACAAGGTATATAAAGTTTTTTAGTTCTTGGTTATCCGCCAAAAGTCGTTGCGCTTCGCCAATGATTACCGGCCCAGCCAACTTTAATGTTCGCAAGCACGATAAAGCAAACAGAAGCGAGGAAAACCACTATAAAGTATTTCAGGAATGGAGATTAAGAGCAAAAAAGGCTATTATTCGCAAATCACAGCCGGTTAAAACCTATTCAAGTGAGATTGAAAGGTATAAATCAGAGTTGGAAGGAATGAAGGCCAATCACGAAAAAATGAAACTTGGTAATAAAATGATTGCCAAGGCTATAAAAAATGGTGCAGACTTAACCGAGTATTTAACCAAAGAATTTAACATACAACCTCACATGATTGAGTGGACTATGAAATTTGGCTTTGGATTAGCTAATAATAACGCCAATATTAAAAGAGTTGAACAGCGTATAAAAGAACTGGAAGCAAAAGAAAAGGCTAAAGAAATAACAGGAGGTGAGGCAACTATTTTTTCGGTATTTGGCGCAACTGCTATTTGTAACTATGAGGCAGATAGGGTGCAAATTAAAACAGATTCAAAACCAAGCCAGGAAATTATAAACACCCTAAAAAAGAACGCCTTTAAATGGTCGCCTACAAATGGGTGTTGGCAAAGACAATTAACACAAAACGCCATTTACATCACTAAGCATTTAAAATACACGTTTGCTCCGGAACTAAAAAACAAGTAAAAAATAATAACCTCACAAATCAAATAAATTATAATATTAAATAACATGAAAATAATAGAGTTTTTAGGCACTTGCGCTAGCCAAAGCATTGGAAGCCTAGCAGAAAAAACAGGACGTAAAAGCAGCTATAAAAACGCCTGCAAAGCTATTAACGAATATAGCCCACAATTATCAACCGAACTTGCGTTAAATCTCCACAATCCTTGGAGTGAACACACTAATATAAAAAATGGTAGTTTAATGGGCTGTGAGTTTAAAAACTTTAAAATACTTCATATCGTACACAGTGCCGTTGATTATCTTTTTTTAATAAAACAACCTTAACCGCCTTGGTTCCCTTGGTAAGTTTCCAAGCCTTGACTTTCTCATATTAGGGTAGGTGAAGCCCTTTTTTAACATAATATTTTAACTAACATGAAAAAATCAAACTTTATACCCCTAATGGAATCTATTACCGGCAGAGACTATATATAAAGCAACTGAAGCAATTAAAAAAGCAACTAAATAACCAACCTTAAAAACTTATCAGCAATGGAAAATAACGAGCCAAACAAAATAATTAAGTCAATCAATAAAAGACTTCAAAAACTGCACAAGGATAGCGGTGGGTTGTCGGATAAATACAACTGGAAAGAACACGAGGTAATTAAATCCGACTTTACAAAGCTAATCCAATGCGCTGGAGCAATCGAGGTAATGAGCAAAAACAGCCTTATTTTAACAGTTGCCTTGCAATCAAAATTAAGGGCTATTCCTGAACACCGGTTTTACATGCTGTTTTCAAAAGCCGCCGAGGATTTAAAGCTAACACCGGAATCTATTTAACATAATGTTTAAGGCTAAATTCTCAATTTTGAGATACTCATACGGGGCAAAATGTCATTTATCTATCATATTTGACAGTTAAACCAGTTTAACAGGCTCAGAACTGAACGCATAAAGAGATATATTTAACATTTTGACCATTAAATCAACCTGGTTAACCGTAAATTCTCCAGTTTTAACCAGTCTATAATACGTAGATTCGCTCACGCCGATACATTTTGACATATCCCGTTTACTTTTACCCTGCTTTTGGCACTCAATTTCAATCAATTCTAACAATTTTCTCATATTTGCAATACTACACCGGACAAAAATACAAAAAGTCTATCATATTTGACACACTTTTAACAATTAAACCATGGAAAACAAACCCGCAAAGTACAGAATAAGAACCAAAGAAGGTAAGATTTTAAACGCCGGATCAGACTCACCCAGTTGGTTTAATCTCGATAAAGCCCGTGAATTAGTTAATTACGACGACGGCCAAACAATAATTGAGCACGATGGTTTAAACGTGCTTTGGGAGGTGTTTTAACCCGTTTCCACAGCGTTTACAGGGCTTTCCACGCCATTAGTGGAATCTATTCCGGCCCGAAACTCCTTAAACTTTTCATCGCTCAGTTTGCGAACAAAATCTATGCGATTCCAATCATATTTTGGTTTTCTTTTTTTAGGTTTTCGTTTTTTTGTGTATCTGGATGGGGTAAGACCTTTTGCTTTTCTTAGTTTGATGTGGTTTAAGAATTCGTTTATGTTTTGAGGTGAGTTAATCCAATCGTGGTAGAATGCTGGTAGTACTACGTTAGGGTTGTATGAGTATTGAGGGTTTATTAGGAATGAGTTGTGGTTTTTGTTTTGTTTTAGGTGTATAATTAGGTTGTTGTTTATAAGGGAATCAAGTACCCGTTTTAGGTTTCTGTGTGTTTTTGGTATTTTTTTTTGTGGTTTTATTGGATTTATGTCAGAGTAGTGTGTTTTAGCCAGAGTGTAGGCTTTATGGAATTGGAACAGTGTATTTCTTCCTATCCTTATGGAGTTGTCGTTTTTTGATTGGTAAATCAGGAAGTAAAATAGTGATAGTTCATTTCTTGACAAGATGAATGATATGTTTGTTAGGTGTTTAGTGAAAGTCCTGGTAGTTGATTGCTTTTTTAGTTTGTTCAGCATAGTATTACGTTGCTAAGTTACTGAAAGTCAGTGTTATTGTGAAATTTGTTAATGGTTTTGTGTTTATTTGTTGTTTATTTGTTTTAAGTTGCTGATTTACAGCGTTTTATATATACTAAACTGGCTGTTTGTTGGGTTGCTTGTTGTTGGTTTTCGTGTTTATTGTTGGTATTGGCTGTTAGGGTATAGGGTATAAATAGGGTTTTTTAGTTGATTTAATGATTGTTTTTGTGCTGTTCATTGCATAGTGCCATAATAAATAAGCTATCGTCAGATTGGCTTATTTTGCGTTTAATTGGGTTAGGCGCATGGTTGTTTCAACCGGCTTACCGGTTATTAGGTTGTTTTTGTATGGTTTTGGCTGGTAATATCCCATTTTATTTTGTTTTTTTAATTATTCCAAATATTTGACAAATTATTCAAGTTGTCCGGTTTTCCAGGACGGGTTAGATTTTGTATTTATGTTTGGGTATATGTAATTTACCTCTTCTTCTAAGCACCACAGGTAATTTATTTTCACGGTTTCATTTGAATGGGTAGATACCTTTGTTTTAAAAGGGAACTTTATACAAGCCATCTTTATGTACCCATTATCCCATATTTGGCTTAGCGTTCCAAATGTACAATATTTGCCTCTGTTTATGTAAACTTTTTTATCCATATTTTTAAAAATGTGAGGGCTTTTTACACCCTCACTTAAACCACACACTCTAAGCGCCCTGTTCTAATGGGAAGGGGGGTGTGTATGTTTGGTGCCAGTGCCGCCGCCTGACTTAATCGAGGCGTATAGTATGACCTTTAAGGAAGCCGCCACAAACCGTCCCTTTAACCTCTTTTCCTGCCATTGTTTTAGCAATGAAGCCAGTTGCATACAAGTCATCTTTGGAACAAGCAAAGCAATTATATCCCGTAAATCGAATATCTGTATAACCTTCGGATTCCAAAATCCTTCGAGCCTCTTTATTATCGGTCAAACACCCTGTGAGTATTATTGCTGACAATATAATTAAAATTGATTTTTTCATATTTGTTTATTTGTATTTTGTTTTTAGTTAATAATTCCTAATCCCTTCTTTGATACACGGCCCTTGGGCTGGTCGGTTCTTTAGAGTATAAATCGTGAATAGTTCTGTCGCTTGTTTGCTCAACGTAAACATCTTTCTCTCCGAAAAGCTGCCTTGTTTTATTGAACATCATGGCTTTAAGTTTTACGTATTCGGATTCAGGGATAATGTGCCAGTTGTTGTAAAGAATTTTTTCGATGTCACTTATGTCAGTTAATAGCTGGTCTTTTTCTTTTTGTATCATGATAACCTCCTTATTTCACTTTTAATTTTTTAATAATTACTTTCGATGTTTATTTTTCACCGTGTACAACTTCCTGTACAATTGCTTTATACTTTTGCTTAAAATGTACAACATTTTGTACACTGAATTTTTCAACTATTTGATTCATAGGCGTTTATACTTTGTGGCGGATAGCCGGTAGTTATATTCAATTCTTTTTCTTCTTTTTTTTCTCCCCTTCTATAAAATTTTTAAGAGTATTATTCACAAGCCAATTAACGCTTCGTTCCTGTTCTTTGGCTATCTTCTTTAGGTTTGGAATTATATCCTCATCTAATCTAAATGCTGTTGCTGTTGTCATTTTTTATCTGTGTTTCAAGTTGATTAATTAATTTCAACATTTTCTCCATAATGTATTTATGGCTTGTTCCAATTAAACCATCATAATATTTCCCGTTGTCGAAATATTCGCTTTCAATTTCACGAAATTGGCTAAGTTGATATTCAGTTTCAAATTCCATATTATTTAAGTATTACATTGTTAAAAGATAAAACATTCCAATCTCTACCAAAAAAACCGTCTTTCATTTCTCTTGTTTCAACATTGAAAGTATTTTCAGAAACTTTTTCAACCTTCATGTTGATGCGGTTAGCTTTCATCCAGTTTCCGAAATACTCTGGCTTATTTGCATTTACGAGTGCTAATAAAACTTTCTTTTCTGTTGCAGTCATGTGTTGACCCTTTGCGCTTACTTTGGTAAATTCTGTTGTAGTTGTCATGGCTATTTGTTTTAATTGTTATACAAATATAAGCACTTGTATAATACTGTGCAAGTATTTTTGTAATTATTTTTCAAGTATTTTGTAACTGCTTGATTATTAGATAGTAAAATTTTATCCCACCGCACAAAAAAAGAAGAAAAAGAACGAAAATATAACACGGGTTTGGCAAAAGTGGGGGTTTAGTAGTAAATTGAACCTTTGTGCTTCTATCAAACTTCGGTGCTAAAACGAACAGTAGTGATTCTAATTCCCCACCTTCGCCAAGCCCGAAAACGTTATAAAATCCAATAAATCATACTTGCCTTATCTCTAACTTCATAGTTAAGTTTTTTGTCTTGTCTTAATTGACGTAACTCTCTCAAAAGAGTGTCAGGAT